CACGAACAAGCCCGTCGCACCGGAGACGACATTGTAGTTCTCTTCGGCAGCGTTGAAGGCACGGGCAATGTTAGTGCCTTCGATGTCGGAGAGGTCGGAAGCCAGCCGATCGAAGTGGAGCTGCCCCTTAAGGAAATCCTGCTTCGAAAATGGAAGGCTGCGGCCCGCAACGCCGCCGAGCGCACCGCCAAACAGCGCGGCACCGCCGATTGAGTAGGCCAGCTCGTTCCAGTCAGCAGTCGGATCGGCCGCAATGCGGATTGGATCAGTAACAGCCGCAATGCCAGCATTGGCCGTAGCGCCTAGTGCCGCACCCTTGACGAACCCCAGCCCCCGCGAGATCGGGATCGGGACCAGGTTGATGGGATCAGCCAGTGAACCAATCAGATTGGCGGCAAAGCCGTAGGCACCACCCGACTGCATCGACTTTTCACGGAGGTTGAAGTCTACCTGCGATTTCATCCAGTCCATCTGCTGGCGTGACTGGGCATGGATCAGGCTTTCGGCATAGGGCTCGTAGCCTTTCATGTCCGACCACGGATTATAGGCCGGATCGCGCGTGGCAAGTCCAAGCCCCATGCCTTCGAGGCTGATGAGCCCTTGGTTGATCGGCCCCAGCGTCCACGCGGTCGTGGCCTCGCGCAGAAAACCGGGCGGGGAGGGGGCTTCCGCGGTCGAATAGGGCGAGTTCGCGTACCGATAGGGTGCCGTGGCCAATCTCAGCCCTCCTTGATCACTCTGCTGCGCCAGTCACCCGGCACCTTCGACGCACTCCTGACAAACTGCTGGGCCGTTCCGCTGCCGAGGTAGGTGTTGTAGTGGCGCTTCCACCACTGGGCCTGACCCTCAAGATCGGCCGGCACGGGCTTGCCCACCGCCTCGACGTAGAGGCGCGCAACCGCCATGGCGACCACCGGCTTGTCGAGATCGTCCTTGGTCAGGTTGTTGAGGTCGAGGCCAAGGCGTTGATTAAGGACCTGAGCGGCTTCCCAGACGCGGCCCTGGCCCATCGCAATGCGGCGCTTCACTTCCTTGAAACCCGAGCCTGTGTTCACCTGCGTCATGCCCTTGTCGCCCGAAAGGCGGTAGGTGCCCTGCGCCAGCCCGAAGTTCGATTCCTGTGCAGCCACGCGTAACAGAAAGGTGCCGCCCGTACCGTCCGGCAGCGCGCCATCGACCACAGCCGCAGCCGCGGCAGCTACGTCAAAGCCTGCGGCACGAGGCTGCAAAAGGGTCTGCTCACCGATCTTGGTTCTTGGCACTTTCTCGCCGGTCTGGTCCTCGTAGAACTTCCGGGCGTTCTCGAGGCCGTCCTCGATCTGTTTCCTATCGAGGAGGTACTTTGTAGTGAGCTCAGGCGCCACCTGACCCAGATAGTCTTCCATTGGCGTCGTGCCGTCGTAGCTCATCGACTGGTCGAGCGAGAGCTTGTTCATGTATTGGCCGTCAAGAATGCCAAGACTGCTCACCGCGGCGTTTTCCATCGAGGAAAGGGTCTGCCGGGCGCCGTAGCGCACGGATGCCTGCTGCTTTTCCATGTGCGGGTTGACCGTGAAGGGCTGGACCTGTCCGTTTTGCTCAAGCATCAGCGGTCCAAGATCGTGGCCCTCCTTGTCGAACATGCGGATAGCGTAGGACGGCTGGTCGGGGTCAGCCCCCGGCACCGGCATGAGCTTGGCCGTCTTGCCGAGAAAGTTTGAGTTAAAGGCCTCAGACGGATTAGCCAGATAGTTCCATAATCCGCCCGCACTAGAAGCGTCGGCTTTTTGATTGCGGAAAAGAGCAAAAAACTCATCTTGCGAAAGTTGCTCGCCATCAGGACCCGTCGGCAAAACTAGCGTACCCGTTGACCAAGCCTCTAGAACATCATACGCAAGCGTCTCGTTGATCCAGTCGTACTTCGCTCCCGGGCGCGACATGCCAAACAAACCCTTGGTCTTGGGTTCGTAGCCCGCAGGGTTGGTCAGGTCATTGGGGCCAGTCTCGATGCCACCCAGCACAATGTCGGATTTGCGATATCGGCTGGTAATAGTCTGGTAAGCGGTCTGGAAGGACTTCTCCGGGTCGCCGGTCATGATCATCGACTGGCGGTAGGCATTGGAAAAAGCGTCCTTCACCTGCGGGTCCGGCATCTGGCCGTAGTCGTAGGCCCACTTAGTCCGGAGATCGCTCCAGAAGCCGTCGCCGTCGACCGCCTCGCCCTTCACTTTTAGATTGTACTGGCCGATCAGCGCACCCGGCGACATCTCGGGGTTGCCGCGCGCCTTCTTCAGGTTGGAGGCAAGGTCGTCAGGCGTAAAACCAAGCGACACGTTCTGCGAGAGGTTGTCGAAGAAGCTCCGCGCCTCGTCGGGCATCGAGGCCCGCAGCGCCTCGCCCACGCTGTCGCCAGCAGGGTTCCGAAGCGTTGTCATGGCGCGGTAAAAGTCGAGCGCCTTCTGCATCTGGGCTGGGTCGCCCGAGTTTGCCATGTTGGTGAGCGTGGCCACGAGCGGCTTGGGCACGTACTTAGTCTGCCCGATGTGAGCGAGCGCCATAGCCGCTCCCTGAGCATTCTCAAATGGCTTGGCCCCGACAATGACGCGCGCCATGAGGTCATCCGCCTCGTCGTGCATGTCGGAGGGGAGCGATGCAAAGCGGCCATCGACGGTCGACAGAAAGCGCAGCTGGTCACCAAATGCCTTCTCGCCCGCATAGGCAGACGCTGCCTGCTTGTAGTCAGTCGCCGCAGTCCTGAGCTTCAGCGAGATGTCCTTGCGGGCGTTCTCGTCGGTGATCTTGCCAAACACGTCCTTGGAAACGTAGCGGTCCTCAACCGAAGACTTGGCCCCGGGCCCAACCTGATAGCTACGCTTGACGATGGCCTCCGCCGTGGCGTCGTTAGTGTCCAGCGCCGTGCCAAAGCGGTCAACCTGCTCCGGGCTGATCTCGCCCTTCGCCAGTGCAGTCGTGAGGCGGTTCACTAGCGCCTGGCCGGTGACGTACTGGCGCACCGCAACCTTGCCGTTCTCGGCTTCCTTGGGGCTGATGCGGCGGAGCTTCACCAGCTGATCGTAGGAGGCGTCGATCCGGTCATAGACAGCCGTGGCATCACCGCCGGCTGCCGCCATTGAGGTTGCGGTCTGGAGGTCGGCCTTGGTCTGGGCGACAAGATCGTCCGCCACCATCTGAGCGTCCTGCGCGGCGCGCTGGGAGGTCATCAGGCCGGAACGCTGGGCGATCTCCTGCTGGCCCAGCTCGTAGTAGCTGCCGCGCCGGTGCTTAGGCGCATTCTCGAGCGCACCCGCAACGTAGGTCTGCATCAGCTGCGTTGCATCAGTCGGCGTCAGCTCGCCCGATGTCACCCGCGTCTGGATTTCGTTAAAGCGGCCCTCAAGCGACTGGCGAAACTTGCCGTCCTGCGTCTGGTTGAAGCCGTCGATGTAGCCGCGCTGGAACTCCGGCGTGCCATCGGGCAGCGCAAAGTTTACATAATTGCCACTTTCGTTCTTGCCGACATAGACCTGTCCTTCGGCAGCACCGACTTCCTGACCCTTGAGAGTGTCGGTGATGCCTTGCTTCGCTGACTGATCAGCTTCAGCCTGCGCCTGTTTCTGCCGCGCGCGCAGCTGCATGTCGCGGCCAATGTCGCCAATGGACGACAGATCCGGCACAGCACCCGTAACGCGGGCAAAAGGCAGATCGCCCGCGCCAATGAGAGAAGCCTGACGGCGCTCAAATCCTATAGCCATGTTATAAAGATCCTCCGCCAGCAGCGGTTTTGCCGGCATCATTGAGAGTGCTGGCGACAGAACGCATAGAGTCAGCAGCAGCCGTGCCGTATGCCGCAATAGTCTCGGCCCGGGCGTTGTAGCGGTTGACACGGATCTGGTACTTGCCGCGGGCAATCCGTTGGTCAGTGTTGTAGCCAAGGGTTTGAAGGTCACGGCGCGCCACCTCCTTGTTGTAAGGGGAGATGCCCTGCTGAAAGGAAATGTTGCGGCCACCACCGACGGCAGCAGACGCCGCAACCCGGTTGGCACTTTCGTTGCGAAGATACTCTTCCTGGCGGGCATTGGCGTCCTGCATGCCCTTGATGCGCTCGTTGCGCATGTCGACCTTCAGCTGCTGGTTGGCCGCCTGCTGCTGGCCCTTGGCAACAGCCGAGGTGATACCGGCCTGAAGGAACGATGCACCAATCTGCAAGCCGAGCGGAATGCCCATCAGAAAGAAACCTCCAGTGTCATGCCGAGGATGGTAACGGGAAGGGGCGCGCCCTGCGTCAGGCTCACCGCGGGATCGCGGCCGTAACCTTGCAGGTAGCGTTTCACCTTGCGGGAAATCGGCGTCGGCGGAACCGACAGGTCGTCCCCAATCTGCTGGGCAATCACCGGCTGGCCGTTGACGGAGACCGACAGCGTGTTCAGCGCATGAACCAATGCCGAGACAATGCGGCGGGTTTCGCCAGTCATCGGTCCCTCGGGCAGCTGCAGGTCAGGCGGCAGCGTCACTACCTCCCAGTCATAGTTCAGGCCTGCCGTGATGGCAGTGACGGGGTAGGACGTCGTGATGGTGCCCGAACCATTGGCTGTGACGGTGCCCAGATACCAGCCGTTCGAGGTGACGTGGACAGTCTTTGCAGCATAGGCTGATCCCAGCGCCCAGCTGGTCGTAGCCGATCCCGCCGTCATGGACTTTGACCAGTCGAGCAGCACGGCGCTGTTATCAAGCTCAATGCGCTCAAGGACGCGGGTGCCCGCCCGGTTCACGATTACGTAGAGGCGCGGACCCAGAACACAGACGTTCTCGAACAGGCCGTCCTTGGTCTGCCACGGCAGCCAGCCGGCCAGCCCCTCGGCCCGGTTCGAGTGGAACACGGCAATCGTGCCGTTGGCGTTTACAAAGAAGGCGTACTGCTCGGTGCGGGAGTTAGAACCATAGAGCACGTCGCCATCGACGATTCCTGACAGCAAATGCTGGGAGAGCGTTGTAAGATCTGTCGCCCCAAAGCCGTCCTGATTGTAGTCGTAGGTGAACTCGCGCACCGTCTTGGCGTTGCCCTGCACAAAGAGAGTTGCGCCATCAAAAGACATGGGCCGAAGCGAAGAGCAGCCATAAGGCGTCTGCGGCCTGACCGAGACGGTTGAAGGGGTGAGCGCCACGCCGTCCGACTGGCGTGCCACGAACTCGCCACCGTCAGAAAAGACCTGCAGCAGGCGGCCGGCGAGGATGTGCCTGACCTTGGCGATGCGCGGTGCCCCCACTGTCACCTGGATCGAAGCATCATCCTCGCCCTTCGACACCGAGAAGTTGTAGTAGAACCCGGTGCGCGAAGAAAACAGGCCGTCGGGCAGGCTGGTCGAGCCGCCGAACCACAGCCGATCCTCGTGGAAGCAGACAGCAGCAGGCCACCCACGCCGCGAAGAAAACACCGGCTCATCCCACTCGCGCTGAGCACCGGGCACCGCCACTTCGACGTTGGCTCCACCAAAGTCCATGGACGTCTGGGCGTTATTGTCGCCAGCTGCCGTGAACGTGTATCTGTCTTCATCAACAACCGTAATGGTCCGAGTGCCGTTGACTTCCGTTGCGCCGATATTGCCGGGCGTATCTTGTGATGTCGTGACACCAGAAATCGTAACTGAGGCACCCGTAGTCAGCCCGTGATATGGGTGGGTGACTGTCATAAGCTTTGATCCATTGCTTGATAAAAGCGGATTGGGGTCAAGTCTCTTGCGCAGCCGCGCTTTGTTAGTGCCCACCACCACCGTCGAAGACGTGTAGCTGGTGATGGTGATTTCCTTGCCGACAATGCGGATTGTCGTGCCCACCCAATCGGCCGTGAAAATTGGCGCGGACGCCGTAATCGTGTTGGTGCCGACGTTGGTGCTGGAGGGGTCCAGCGTGACGCTGGGCGCCTCAAACTTCTGGTAGGGCTGATAGATCGCAGTGCCGGACGCCGAAACCTCGAAGGCTAGCTCGGTCAGCGTGAACGTGGTGAGCGAAGTGCGCTTGAGGACGCGCGGCTTGAAGCTCTCCTGGCATAGCACCATTGTGTCGCCCGCCTGCGCGTAGGTGACACGACCCATCATGTCGAGCGTCGTCCACGGCTGGGAAGTAAAGGTAGTGATAAGCGTACCTGCACCATCATAGATCAGCAACGCTCCGACCTTGAGGACGATCAGGTATTTCTCGTCAGTGTCGAACTCGAAAGGGAGGATGCGAACCTTCTCGGCGGCAATGTCAGCAAGCCTAGTAGACCCCGGACGCCGTGACACAGCACCGCCTGAACGCAGGATGCAGTTCTTGAGGCTGCGCGCACCTGCGGGATACATCTTGCTGTCGACCCGCATGGCCAGCATGGGATCGACCTCGCCCGAGCGGAAGTCAGTCTGGATGGTGCGGATCGGGTTCTTGACGTTGCCCATCAGCGCCGCCTTGCCTCAAAGATCGAGCCGCGGCCGCGCATGTTGACGCGCTTTGCGGTCTGCTGGCGAGCATCGGCGTTCTTGGCTAGCCGGAACTGGGTGTCGATGTCGCCATTGAACGAGGTCTTGAAGTCGAGCTTGGCGGCAAGCGCCATGGCAAACTTGCCGGCCAGCGCCATCTGCACCAGCTCGGTGAAGTAGGGCGGCCAGTACTCGCAGCCGATGGACCATGTGTAGTCGCAGAACACCTGATCATTGACCAGCGCGTTGCAATGAATCTTGTCGCGGAAGCGGTCATAGGCAATAGGAATGTCATCGACCTTGACGTTCTGGATCTTGATTGCGCTGCCGGGCTGAGAGTAGGCGGCATCCCATGCGCTCGCGGGAGCCTCCGAGAGGCGCGACAGCTGCACTGTGGTCGTGGCAAACTGCCAGTCGTAGAGGGAAAGCCAGTTGTCGACGGTGAGCTGGTAGAACTGGCTGGCCGTGGTGCTTTCAGACGAAATGCCAGAAAAGTCCGTGATGGCCTCGGCGCCAATGAGACGCAGCGCGGTAGAGCAGATGTCGAACTTGGTGGGCGCCATGCCAGTCTCCGATGAGAAAAAGGGGTGAGGTTTGATCCCCACCCCCAGTTAGTGCTTCAACAGGGAGGTCTTGCACTTAGGTCGCGGTCACGCCTTCAACAGACGACGTGGTAACGGTTGCGGCACCAGTGGCAGACGTCACGATCGAGTTGTCGATCGAGGCCTGGCTGTTGCCGACCACCATGATGATGTCGCCCTTGCGGAGCTGGTACGTCACGGCGTTGAAGTAGCCCGAGCCGTTCACGGTGGCGATTGTGTCAGCGCCGGCGTCATAGACCAGAAGGCCGATGGACGTGCCGCCATAGACGCGGTGGAGCTTGGTTGCGTCGAGAGCCATGTTTCAGGTTCCTTTCTGGCTTAGGCTGCGTAGGCCTGAACCTCACCAACGCCGGTGGCGTCGATCAGGACAGAACCCATGGACATGAACGAGGTAGCCAGCGTCGACACCTTTTCCGGGATGTAGTTCATCTCGGAGGTGACGTCCTGACCAATGGCGTGGGCAATGCAGTTCCGGTGGTAGGCGAAGGTCTTCCAGATGTTGGAAGCAACCGGGAGCCCCGAGAACTGGAACCACATGAAGCTCATCCACATCTTGGCCGACATGCCCGCCTTGTAGGGGAGCTGGTCCTGGCCGACGTAGTCCGAGGACGAGAAGGCTGTGATGCCGAGAAGATCGGTCCACTGCTCGTGGCCAACAGACCAGAAGCGGTTGCCGTCATCAGGAACGTCCGCCGCGCCAAAGCGCACGAACTCCTTGTTGATCTTCGTCGAGGTCAGGCGAGCCGTGCTGGCTTCGGTCTGGGTGTTGGTCGTGGCGTCGAGCTGGGTGATGATCATCTCGTCGGTCTTGCGACCCAGAGCGGCGGCGGCGTTCTGCGCAACCACCATACGCTCGTCGATATTGATCTTCAGCTCGTCGAGCTTGTCGATGTAGTCGGCCGCGTACCAGTCGGCGAGCGTGCACTCGACGTTGGAGTGGTCGATGTTCATCGGCGAGACGTTGCCGTGACGAGACTTCTGGGTAGCCGTGCCGGAGCCTGCCTTCTGGAAGAAAGTCGAGGAACCGTTGACGCCGTTCTTGATGCGAACGGTGTTGCGAAGCTTGGAGCCCATGCGCTGGAACGCAAGGAAGACGTCCGATTCATACTGCTTGATGAAAGCGTCAGTGATGTCGACAGCCATTGCTGTGATCCTTCAGATTGGGTTTCGCCGTTCCTGAAGGTTGTTCCTCGGACTTGCGCGCCATCTGCGGGTTGATCCGGTAAGGGCCCGCGGTCGCAGCCCAAGAGGGCCTTGAAACTGGTTCGGACCCTATGGTCGGGCTCAAACAGGCCATACGCACTTTTTTCGCCACGCCATGAGAGGCGAAGCGTAGCCCAGCCGCAGGTAGTAACGCTGCACCTTGTCGAGCGTCACGCCGCTTGAGACACCGACGTGGATCTCCTTTACGTTGCGAATGCGACACCATGCTTCATAAGCGGCAATCATGCGCTTGAACGCGACAGAGCCTCGCGCATCTGGCGCCACATAGGTGCAGACATCGCAGGCGTAGCGATCATTCCCAAAGTAATGCTCCATCTCGGCTGCCACAAAGAAGCCGACGATCTCGGAATCCTTGTCCTCGGCGACGAGCGCCAGGAAGTGAGGAGCTTCCATGATCTCGTCAATAAAGCGGCGGACCTTGGCCTCGGAAAAGTCAAAGCCCGCGTACCAGCTTTCAAGGTGCATGGCCCGGGCAAGGCGGACCAGCGCGTCCACGTCGCCCGGGTTGGGATGCCTCAGCTTCACTTCTTGGCCGGGTAGAGCTTGGAGAAGGCCGCGTCGACCATCTTGACGAAGGCCGGATCACGCTTCGAGCGATCCCAGTAACGAGGATCACCCTGCATGGCGCGCACCTTCTCGGGCGTCATGTCAGGCTCGCGCGGTGCGTCTGAGGTATCGGGTGCCTCGGAGCCGCCCATCAGCTTTTCCAGCGCGCGGATGCCGTCAGCCGTCGAGCCTATCATGCGAACCGCATCAAAAGCAGCCACATCAGAAGAAAGCCGTGACTGTGCCCACTGGCCGACAGCGGCAATGCGCGCGTCGGCATTCTCGCCAAGTGCCGCCTTCTCGGCCTCGAGGTCGGGGCCGGCCGTCAGGATCGAGACCAGCTGGCCTACGCCTTCGTTGAACTTTTCGGGAGGCAGGCCCGCCTCAAAAGCAGTCTTGCGCCACCAGTCGAGGGACGGATGCGCTTCAAGTGCTTCCTTCGGCAACGGCGCGTCTTGGCCAAGGTTCACCTCGTACTTCTCGGGCGCCTCGGGCAATCCCTTGCGGCGCTCGGTATCAAGCTGCTTCAGGAGGTCTTCGGTCTTGGTGGTGAAGCGGGTTTCGAGTTCCTTGTAGGACGTGAAGGCGGTTTCGAGATCAACCTTGCCATCCTTCCAGAACTTCTCGGGCACGAACTCAGGACGCTCGGCTGAGCCTGATCCCTCGAAACGGCTGGACTCACTGGCGGAGCGGTTGTTCGCCGCCGCAGCAATGGCGGCAGCAGAGCCGGGATCAGGAGCAGCTTCAGGAGCTGCAGCAGCAGGAGGAGCGCCAGCAGGCGCCTGGTCATTCAGCAGGGTCTTGGGAGCGGGGGGCATTGCGGTTCTCCTTGTGGCCTTGTTCGATACGCGACTGGATGAGGCCGACGAGGAAACGCTGTCCTTCAAGGTGGATCAGGGCATTGACGTTCACCTCGGGGCCGGAGGCGGTATTGATGGTGATGGATTTCAGGTAGTCGAGGACGGCGCGGCCGGACGGACTGCCAAAGCAGGCGGCCATGTGCTGGTTGATTACGCGCTCGATGGTGTGCGGGCGGGCGCGGCCGTCAGGGCCGGTAATCCTAGCCAAGCGGCATTTCCTCCGTGGGCATCATGGGCGCGGCCTGCGGGGCCTGAGCCGACGCCGCGAGCTGGCTCACCTGTTGGGCGAGCTGCTGCATCTCAGGCTCGGAACGCACAAGGTCGCCCGGCACCTGAAGGCGGTCAGACCAGTACTTGGACATGGCCTCGCCCTTGATGAAGATGTTGGCGAGCTGGGGTCCAAACGACACCGAGACCAGCTCGACAAGGCGCGCCGAGTTCTGAATATCGATCTGGGCCTGTGCCTGAGCGAGCGGGCTCTTGGCGGCAATCTTCACCGTCTTGCCATTGACCGCGGGCAGCTCGATCATGCCGCGCTTCTTCAGAATGTAGACGACACGCGCGAGGTAGGGGATGCAGAACTCCGACCAGACGCGGCCAAAGGCAGAGCCAATCTGGCGCGAGAGATCCGCCATGCGCTCGGCGACTTCAGTTGCCGACATGGGCGTCTTGTTCGGATTGCCCAGCATGTCGTTGTAGAGTGCGCGCTTGATGTTGGTGCGCATTTCGTTCAGCACCAGCTCGGCAACGTTAAAGTTGCCTGCAGGCTGGACAGCCTCGAGGCCCCGGCTTCCCGGAGCGCGCGGCACGATGGTGCCGGGCAGCAGCTCGATGGTGTCGGGGTTGATCACGCCGTCGTCATCAGCAGTGTAGATCCCGGCGATCGCCATCTGGGCGTTCTCGAGGATCATCTGGACAACGAGGTTGCAGGTCTTGATTGCGGGCAGGGCATTGAGGGCAGGGCCACGGCCCCAGTCCTCGCCCGCGGCCTTGGCCCAGCGGAATCCGATAATCGGGCAGGAGCCAATCCCCTCGTAAGTCTCGGAATACACTTCAAGCTGCTGCTCGGACCAGATCACTATCTTGTGGTGGCGGACGGTTGCGGGCTCGGCCCAATCCTGAATGACGGCCTCGAGGAAGGGCTGCGGCTCCTTCTTGTCGCGCAACGCCTGCATCTGGATGTCATCCAGCTTGTGCTTGGGATAGCGCACCATCAGGTCGTCGGCCGTCATCGACCGCACACGGAAGAACTTGTCGAGTGTGTCGTAGGGACCGGACAGGACCCAGAGCTGGGACAGCGGCACGGCATTGTTGATGATCGGCGTAAGCGCGTCACCTTCGAACACCTCGATGGCGCCCATCGACACGCTCATGTCGAGGAACGCCTCGTAGGATTCCTGCGCGAAGTTCGAGCCGTGAATGGTCTCGAAGACGGTCCTCGGGAGGAACGTCGGAGCCGGCGACCAACTCGGCCCAGCGCGAATGGTTGGGCGTCATGGCGGCCTGGAATCGGGAGGCAAACTCCTGCACCGCGACAATGGCCGTCTCGTCAAAGATCTCGTCGATCTCGGTGTCGGGATTGGAGCCAAAGAAGGCGCCGCGTCCCGGCATGGTGAAGCGCATGGCCTGATCGAAGCGCGCCTCGCGGGGCGTGCGTTTCTGCTTGGCATAGGAGAACAGCGAGAGGACTTCCGTCACCGACGGCTTACGGCCCTTGGGGCGCTTGGCCATTACCATTTCACCTTGTTGGCCCAGTAGGCCGCGCTCATCTTGCCTTTGGCGATATTGCTCGCGTGTCGCGCCTGAAACGATTCACGGCGGTTGCGCTCGGACTCGCTCTCGCCGTCTCGCTTCGGGCTGCCAGAAACGCCCTGCTGACCAAAGCGGATCAGCGATATCGTGCTGCCGACTTTGGCAAGGACGGCGTGCGATTTGGTTGCATGCTTCGGCGTGCGCTTGGGCTTGTTGTAGCCCTGGAAGCTTTCCCCGCTGCGGGTAATGAGGCTCATTAGAAGAAGTTCCGGCCGTAACCGCCGCCAGAAGACGTGATGAGGGAGCGGATGCCGGAGCCTGAAAGATCACCCTTGGTCCGGGCAAGCTGCTCTTCCTTGAGCTGGCGAGTGCGCTCGGCCTCTGCGGCGCGCTGGGCTTCCTGCGCCTGCTTCGTGGCCTTGTCGATCTTGGGCGGTGTCAAGCCGGGCAGGGACATGGGTACTCAGGCTCCTTGTGGGATGGGCCGGAACCTATGGGCGTGGATCAGCCCTCAATACGCACTTTCTCACCAGTTCTTGAGGCGCGTGGGCTGGCGCGTGGGCTTTCTCTGGAAGACATCCCACAGTCTAGGCTTGGTGACGACCTTGGCTTCGCCGTTGTGAAGCAGCTTCCGGCCCTCGCCGCCGCCCAGCATGAGGTACTGGAGCGCGTCATGAACGTGAGAGAAGCGGTTCTTGTTCGGCGTCTGCTCGTAGCGTTCGCCCGAGACCTGAAGACGGCGGTAGTGGTAGCCACCCTCGAAGCCCTTGACGAGATTGGTGCAGCGCGGGTCGATGAGGATGCCCGACTGCTTTTCATTAAGGCGCGTGAGCGGCGCGTTGACGGACTCAATGCGCAGCGCAACATCGTTCGAGGAAGCAGCCCGCGCGCTGATCCCGGCCATGCGGAGAATCTGGAAAGGTGTTGTCTCGTCGGTCTGGGCGCGGAAGTCGCCAGCCGGATCGCCCCAGATCGAGAACGAGCCGCCGATTTCGGTCATCGCGCGCTTGAGAACCTCTGAGAAACGGACGATGCCCATGTCCACAGCGACGATCTCGCGCAGAATAAGCCAGCGCCCGCGCACATTCTGGGCAAAGACGGCGGATGGCGTGAGGCCGAAGTCGAGGCCGACATAGGTCTGGATGCCAGCAACAGCCATGATCGCGTCATTTGCAACGTGGAGGTTGCGGTCGAAGAGGGGGTAGACGGGCTTGCCATCGGACAGCGCCCCGTACTGGTTGCAGACATAGACGTTGACCCAGTTGGGCGACTTGCCCTGGATAAGGTTGGTGTAATAGCTGGGCTTGATGCCCTTCTGGTTCTCGCGGGCCTTGCTCATCTCGTAGGAGATGACCGCGCCTTCCTTGTCCTTGACCGGCGTCATGGCTCCCGGCTGCTGGAAGAAAGACCAGTTCGTCGGCTTCACCATGCCGCGGATCTCGGCGTCGGTCATCCAGTCAGGGGGCGGCACGTCGCCGGCCATGATGGGCCACCAGTGATCTTCGTCGGGAGCGTTGGTGTCCATGATGACGCCCGACCATGTGGCACCGCCGTCACGCTCGGACGGATAGCGGCCAACGCGGGAGGTGGCGGCATCGACCACGGCTTTTGGCACCTCACGGGCCTCGTTGACCCAGACGCCGGTGAGCTCGAGGGACAGGAGCTTCTTAACGTCCTCGGCCTTGTCGAGGGCAATGAAGATCACCTCGATGTCGATCTCGCCCTTCCGGATGCGGTGGGTGAATGGCGGTGCCCAGTTGAACTTGCCGAACTTGTCCTCGGGAAACCAGTCGAGCCACGTCTTGATGGTGGTGGTCTTGAGCTCGGGCTGGGTGTTGCGGATGACCGCCCAGCGGGTCTTGCGGATTCCGTCAGGCGACTTCTTCTGGAGCACCGAGCGGCGGAAGATTTCAGCGCAGCAGCCAACCGACTTGCCCGAACCAATGGGGCCTCGAAGGCCGCGGACGAACTTGTCGGACGACATGAACTCACGCAGTACCGCGCCGTCAGCGACGTAGGTCCATGAGGTCACTTGATGTCGTCCCACTTCCTCTCGATGAGGTAGGTCATGGTCTCGGGCGCCATCGCCTCGATGATGCGGTCGGCCTCATGATCCGAGATCATCTCGGTGGGGTAGTGCTTCATGTGGACCATCTTCGTCACCTTGCGGAGCCGCTGGCGGTCCTTGAAGGAAAGCTGGCTGATGAAGCCCCCCTCGGCGCGGATCTTGATGTCAAGACGGTGATCAACGGGCAGGGGAGACGTGTCACCCGGATCAATGAGCGAGCCGCTCGGCCCCTTCTCGGCGATCTGCTTCTGGACATTGGAAAGGCTCTGGAGGAAAGCGTCGTCGAACATCAGCCCCACACCACCCATGTCAACACCAGGCCGACGATCCCGGTGGCAACCCACAGGCCACCAACTACCCGCGCCAGCAGCCGATCATCCTGCATCTGCCACATCTCGCGCTCGTCAAAGTCCTTCATCGTCACGTTCCTTCGTCACTCGAGGCCTTGCGGCCTCACTGCTCCTGACAGATCACATCGAGACGGCTCCGAGACCCGAGCCTTTCCCATAAAAAAAATCTGAGAGCCGACTGTTCAGACGCTCCCCTCACCAAAACCCTCGTCTCGAAACCCTCCGAAGAGACCTCGAACTGGAGCCTCGACCAGTCCCTCACACCCCAGTTGATGCTCTCGACATGGCGAAGACGGTACGCACCGACACAGGCTCTCCGTACTGCCTCGGGAGTGCATGGGTGCAACGTGCTTTGGGGAGACTTTTCTTGTGGGGAAGGGAACTCGCAGCGATCACTCACTGGTTTCCAACCCCCCCCCTGCTGTGACGTCTATTGGCTGTGGTGCGATGTCGAATGACACACTGAGATCACCGGAGAGCTTGATGAGCTGCTTGTCTGGTGGCTTGAAGCCAGCCCGATCGAGCAAATCTTTCGCTGCTTCCAACCTAACGTAGTCGGACCTTGCCGATTTCGCTAGCTTCACCACTGTTCCGAGAGCAGCTACGGCATGGACACCGATGGCATCGACCATCCGTTCTTGTATGAGCTTGATCACTTTGGGGTCGCGGAGCAGCCTGCTTCCCTCGTTCTTGCTGGCATATCCTGCTTGCTGCGACGCGATGCCGACTTTGCCGCCTGTTGCGATGTATGCGCTGACGAATGCCTCTTGCTTGTCTGTCAGTTCCAGATGCTGCATCTTTGCTGTTCCTGCATCCCCTGGGGGATAGGTAAGGGGGATTCGTGCAGCATGTCTACGGTCCCTAGGTTGATATCCACTACGCACCATGGGTCCAGTTTGCCAGATTCGTATGGTGCCAGATGAGCGTGGCTCGGTGCTGCCAATGGTGCCAGATCGCTTCCAGAGCCCTTGCCCTTCTCGTTGGAGACAGGCTTCGTCCGGCCCTCACAACCCAGTTGGATGACAACCCCCTACAGGGA